CCGAGCGACGGCGGGCCACCCCTCGACGGTGACGGTCACGCGGCGGCGGCGGCGGCCCCGGCGGCCTCGGGGGCGGCGGCGACGGCGACGGGCTCGGTGATCCCGAACGACGGCTCCCCTTGGACGGCTAACTCCAAATCGAACTCGGAGGGCTCGTTCACGGCCCCCGACAGGAACGGGAACGCCTTGACCAAGGCGGTCCCCGCCATCACGGGATTGTCAACCGAGGGGATGGCCTCGTCGGCGTAGAGGGCGAACGGTTGCACCGTCCCGCGCATCGGGGAGACCAACGTCCACAAGCCGGTCACCCCGAACGACTGCAGAACGGTGAGCACGATGGTCCACTTCTCGGGCCCGTAGGAGGTGTAGACCCCGCAGAACGTCTTAGAGACGGTCTCGTCTTGGTCCACGTTGGTCTCAATGTTGTTCGCGTAACACTGCAACTCGACGGGGGTACCGGCGGGGTCGCCCAAGACAATCTTGGGGTGGTTCATGTAGTAGGGCGCGACGGCGGGCATGGGGCGGACCTCCTAGGTCGGGGTGACAACGGGCCGGGCGGCCCGGTCGGCGGTGTAGGTGACGGCAATGTCAGCGGTGAGCCAGGTTGTGCCGGCGATGTCACGGGCGATGCCGGTATCCACTCGGACCCACCGGCCGAGCGCGGTGAGGGCCCGGTCCACGAGACTGTCCAGCTCGGCCAAGGCGGCCTCGGGCTCGTGGGTGGCGGCGATCAACCGGACGGTGACGGCCACTTGATACGAGCAGGCGGTGAGGCCGGCCCCGGTCGGCGGGAGGTAGTCGCCCCCGGCCAGGATGATGGCGCACGGCGGGACGGGTTGGGGCGGTTGGTAGGGGTAGACGGTGACCCCGCCGAGCCCCTCTTGGAGCGTGACGGCCAACAGGTAGCGGGCATCCTCCAAACCGCTCATCCGATCATCCCCCCGACGGCCCGTTGGGCGGCCAAGACGGGCTCATAGCGGCGGAGGATCGTGGACGACAGGCGGTAGACGTCGGTGTAGGAGGTGGCGTCGAGTTGATAGCCGCCACCCGTCCCGGTGGCGGCTTTGTAGGTATCGGCGGCGGCCATGAGGCCGACCGTGCGAGTCGAGGCCGGCCACGGGTCGGGATCGACGGGGGCGTCCACGACGGCGGCGACCATCTCGGAGACGGCTTGGGCGATCAAATCGCACAAGCCGGCGTCGGGCTGGCCCCCGAGGTGGGCGGCCAGCTCGGGCCCCGAGACGATCGGATCGGCCATCGGGCTAGGCCGGCTTCTTGGCCGAGCCGGCGGCGGCGGCGGCGGTCGTGCCGGCGGCGGCGGCGGCGGTCGTGCCGGCCACCTTGGGGACGGCGGCCAACGGCGGGACGTAGCCGGTCACCTCGCACACGGCCTCGGGGTAGATCACGGCATCGGCCCAATAGCCCCAAACGGCGAGGTCCACGCCACCTCGGGGGACGTCGAGGGCTTGGAGCCGCACCGGGGCACCGGGCGACGTGAACCCGATCGCGGCTTGGCTCATGGCGGTGATGATCGTCCCTGCCGGGGCGAGGGGGGCCAGGACCACGGTCGGGGTCGGGAACGAGGTATTGACCCCGCCGATACCGGGCCCGCCACGGGCGAGGTCGGACCAAAGGCCCCCGTAGACGTCCCCGGCGGCCACGATGAGCACCGACCCACCGACCCCCGAGCCGGCGGCGGCCCCGATGGCGGCCCCGATCACGTCCACGATGTTCGACCCGGCGGCGGCGATCGTCATGCCGGCCCCGGCGATCAAATCGGCGGTAAAGAGGGCGTCGGCCTTGCGGGCCCAAACCTCGGTGGCGGCCCGGAAGTACTCGGCCACGAAGTCGGGCGAGGCCCAATCAATGGCCTGTCGGCTCACGTCGTTGCCCCCGGCCAGGGTCTCCACGGGGATCGTGTCCTCGGAGATGTCGACGGGGGCCGACGGGATCGCGACTTTCTCACCGGCCACGACGTCGACCGTCGGGAGCGCGACCCACCGGGGGAACTTGATCGGAGACGAGGTGATCGTCCCGGAGCGGAACGCCATGGACACGGGGCGGCCGTGGGCGATGAGCCCGAACACCTCGGTAAGCCACTGCGGATGGACGAGGGCCTCGACTTGGGTTGTGGTGACGTCGGTCCAAGCGGCGGTCAAATCCTCCAAGATGCGGTTGGCCTCGGCCGAACGGCCACGAGCCCCGGCGGCCCCGATGCGCGACGCGATGCCGGCCAGGGACAGGGACTCGACGGGCCCGGCCCGACGGTGAGGGGCGATGGCGGCGGCGGCCGTCAACGTCTCGGGCGGCTCGGGCTCGGGCGGGGCCGGCGGGGCGGCGGGGTCGGGGTCGAGGGCGGTGGCGGTCACGGTCATTGGTCCTTCTTTCCAAGTGGCGGCTACGGATTGGACGCGGGCATCGTCAAAGCGGGGCACGAGCACCGACGACAGCTCCCGCAACGTGGCGACCGTGACGGTGTAGTGATCGTGGTCGCCCCGATCGGTGACGGTGTAGGCGTCCACGTCGACCCCCACCGACACGGCCGAGCGAATCCCGTTGCGGATTTGGCGCACGGCGGACGCGGTGCGGGGGTCGACCAGCTCGTCCCGAGGGATGGCCATAACGGCGTCCAAGCCGGCGGGGGTGGCGGTGAACGAGACCCCGTAACCGAGGGCGTGAGCGTCATGGTCGGCTAGGAACGGGACACGGGCGGCGGCGGCGGGGGCGACCACCGAGCCGGCGGCAAACTCAAAGGTGTCCCCCATCCCCAACGGGGCGGTGACGGCCCACGGCACGGCTTGGGCCGTGACCACGATGGGGCCCTGGTCGCCCCCGTCGTCGGGCCCGAGCTCCAAGCGGGCCAGCACTCGGGCGGACTCGAGGTGGCGGCTCGCGGCACCGGGAGGGCGGCCGTCGCCCCGCACGAGCGGCGGCGTTTGCCCTGGTGGCGTCGGGCCACTCCCATAGCCGGCGGGGTCGGTGCGGGCCTCTACGGGCAACGTGGAGGGCGGTTTCATCGGGCCCGTACCCCGAGGATGACCAACAGGGCGTAGAGGGCGATGATCCCGACCTCCACGATTAGGAACCATCCTTGAATGTCGGTCATAGCGGGGCACCTCCAAGGGGCGGGCGGTCCTCGTCGGATCGCACCTCGTCAACGACGAGCCAGCCACCGGCCAAGCCGGCGGTGTAGTAGGCGGAGCGGGCGGCCATATCGCCCCGGTAGAAGTCGTCGAGGTCGAGGCTCACGGTCTGGCCATGGGGGATCACGTCGTCTAGCGACAGTCGCCCCTCTAACGACGAGACGTAGGGGCGGAGCGAGAGGTCCACGAGGTCTCGGCGTTCGGACTCGACGTTGCTGTAGGTCATGGACGACTCGGAGGGGGCGTTGAGATAGCGACTCGGCAGATTCAAGAGGCGGCCAATCTCGGCGGTGGCCATCTTGCGGGCCTCCACGAGCTGCAGTTGTTCGGGGTTGAAAGCCGGCGTCACGAAGTCCAAGAGGGCGTTGAGGTAGCCGGTCTGGCGGTTGCGGCGGGCGGCGGACCACCCGTCGAGTAGCTCGGTCACCTTGTCGGGGGCGAGGTCGGGGCCCGTGTTCTTCAAGTAGCCCGGCGGTATCTCAACGGTGGCGAACATGGCGGCGGCCCGCTCCAAGGTGATGGCGGTCCGCAACGCTCGGGCCCCGACGATCAACAGGCCCGGCCAATGCGACGGGAAGCGGATCACGTCACGGGCCGAGATGACGTAGCCGCCCACTCGGTAGCGGCGATGGACGGGGGCCCACGGGTCGGCGGGGTCGCGCCAATCGAACGGCTCAACGGTCTCGTGGGGGACGTAGCGGAACGAGGCGGGGAACCCGTCGGCATAGCGCGACAGGACGACGGCGTAAGCCTCGGGGAACAGGACCAAATCCTCCACGAGCGCGGTGTAGGTGGCGTGGGCCGGCTCGGCGGGGTCCGGTTGGGCGAACAGGGACGGGAGCGGCAACGTCTGGCGGTCCTTGGACACCTCCAAGGGCAACGTGCCGACGGTGCCGGCGATCACTTGGAGGCCTTGGGCGACGGCGGGCACCAACCACACCTCGGGCCGAGTCAACGGCCACCCGTCGTAAGCGTCGAGGGAGGGAAGGTTGACGGTGAACGGGGCGAGGTCGGCCCGGCCCGGCGGCCAGATTGCGTCACGGTTGGGGGCCGCTGCGGTCACGTCCGACTCGGTGGTAGCGAGGGCCGACGACCGAGGCCCCCAACCGCGCAGCCATCCCATAGCCCGCACTACCTACGGTGACAGCCGACACCACGTCAAGTGGTGACTACAAACGGGCGTTACCAGGGCGTTTACCGTTTAAGGCCCCTCAGAGGCCCGTAGCGGGCCGCGACCCCCGTTTGGCCCCGACCATCCACGGCGGGGGCGGCTCGGGCGGGGCGTGGAGGCGGGGACGTCAACCGGCGGCGAATACGGCCTCACCGGGCGAGCCGGCGTGTCCCCACCGGGCCAACGTGACGGCCACGAGGGGGGTGACGTCGACCGAGCCGGCCCGCCGATCCCAAGCCCAAGCTTTGGACAGGGGCCGGCGTTGGACGGCGGCCACGGCCACGTCGAGGTCGCGGTCCACTCGGTGGCGGAGAGCCCCCCGGCGGACGTCATCGTAGAAACCGCCACAAGCGGCGGCCATCTCCCGAGCGGTCAACGTGGCCACCGGCAAGCGGAGGGCGGCCAGCTCGTGGAACAGGGGAGCGGCGGGCCCCGAGGTGTCCACGACGATCGACACGGGCCGCCACCGTTCCCACAACTCGACGGCGCGGTCCCGAACCCATCCCGTCTCGGGGCGGCGGTCGATCACCTCGACCACGCGCACGTCGGGCCCGCCCGAGCCGCACAAGCCGATCGTGGCCGACGAGCGGTCATAGGGGACGTCGATCGCCATGGCGAACGGCGGAGCCGGCGTGGCGGCGGGGTCCAACGTGGCGGCCCACGAGGCCTCGGAGATGAGCCGATCGGCGGGGCCCGAGCGGGGCCGGCGGCAAAGGTAGGCCCGCTCAAACTCGTCGGCGGGCAAGCCGGCCCGCTCCGCTTTGATCGTGGCCACGTCGATCGTGTGACCAAGGGCGGGCATGCACCGGGCCCACGTCTCGGGGTCGTCGGGGTCATCCTCGTCGGCGGCCGAATACTCCAAATAGCAGAGGCGGGAGTCGGGGTCGGTGAGGGCGGCGGCCCCGGCGGCTTGGTAGTGGGCCAACAGGGAGTCGGTGCCATCGCCCACGGCCGAGACGATCCATAGCTGAGCGTCGGGACGGGTGACCATGGCGGGCGAGAACGCTTGGGGGAGCGACATATCCCGTTGGCTCCAAGCCTCGTCCAGCATGGCGAGGTCCAACGTCATCCCGTGGGCGGATCGCTCGTGGGGGGCGACGAGGATCACACGGGAGCCGTTGGCGAACGTGAGCCGCTCGGTCCCGTTGGCCCGGCGGGGATCGACGTGGGGGCCGAACAGGGACGGGCGGAGCTGGCGCTCATAGAGCTGCTCTATCAACCGCTCGGCGGCGATGGAGCGGTCTTGGGCGGTGTAAATCGTGGTCATGTTGGGCCGAGTGATCGACCGGCGGACCATCACGGCGTTGGTGGCCGACGACTTGCCTTGCTGGCGGGGGACCACGACCACGACGATTCGGTAGAACAGGCGGCCCCGGTCGTCCAGCTCGTGGGTGACGTCGTAAAGCTCGGATTGCCACGGCATGGGCGGCAAGCCGAGCACGGCGGCCACGGCGGCGACCTCGGGCCCGGCGGTGGCCCGGTCGGGGTTACGTGGCGTCGACAGTCGAGGGCGTGGCGAGGCCGGCAACGATCGCGGCGAACGGGTCGGCCTCGACGGCGGCGGCGGCCGGCGGCGGCTCGGAGCGGGCTCGGAGGGCGTCGAGGAACTCGGCTAGTTGACGGGTGGCCCGAGCGATCGTGTAGGCGGTGACGTCGGGGCGGCGGGCGTCGTTGTCGATCGCATCGGCCAGGACACGCACGACGGCGACGTG